TTTTCCCAGTTATAAACTGTCACCGTCGAGGTCTCCAACTGTCTTGCGGCCTGCAACACAGTCAGTCCCGCCTTTTCTCTTGCCTCACGAAATCCCACTATTTCACCTCCGAATACTAAGTTTAGCTTGACAGCTCAGCGGATACCGTTTAATATAGGAAGTGCCAACAAACCTAATATTTTCTAAGGAAAGTCCGCTAAAGGGGGGCTTTGTGTCTTATTGCCTTGTTAAGTATAGTTTTATTATATTTCCGTTTTTAGAAATAGTCAAGGCTTTATTTCTAATTTCGGAAATATCGTTATATTCACCAAATTCCCAATCCCTCGTTTATTAAATATAAGAGTAGATGATTGATAATTTTCCTCATCGAAGTTAAACAAAACCACTCTCGCTTCTTAACGAGAGTGGACGGGTATGCATTATGAAAATTGAAATTGTTGTCGCATTGATAGGCGTAGTTAGTGTTTCTATTTCATCATTTGTATCATGGGCTGTGTCCAAACGTGCTGCACAGGCTGAAATAAAAAAACTGGTAATGACATGGGAGCATGAAACAGAAAGGGCAAAAGAAACAGAATTAAAAGAGATGGTATCTTCCGTGTCAGCATATATTGCTCACCCCGACCCACGTGCATACCATGAATGCTTAAAAAAAGTAGGGTTATTTCTTCCTTCATGCTCTGGTGAACTGGCTGAAAAAATGGATACATTATCTAATTCGTTGCGAACAAAAAATCCTTCAACTGTTGATGCAGCTTTAAGAAATGTTTTGGAACAAATACGTCATAACTCCAGTAAATAATGTAGCCGAAACATAAACAATAAGATTTACGGCCAGTGTTCTTGCTGATCTTTTGCAGTCTTTGTCCTGAGGAAACCCAAGTTGTATTGCAATTAAAATTCCAAAAAGTGGGATTCCGATTCCGATCGTAAATATGACGCCAGCTATAATATGTAACATTTTAGTACCCTTTCTTTTATTTGAATTTTATTCGTTGCAAGATATGTCCAAAAATTGCTGAATGTTGTTCTTTGTTCATTATATTTCCGTTTTCAGAAATTGTAAAGGTGATTTTATGTTTTTAGAGCGTTTATTGCTGTTATGTGAAAGAGACAATACGGATATTTCAAATGTTTTGCGTGCGCTTAAGTTAAGCACATCAAAGGGTACTGCTTGGAGAAATGGTTCTATACCAAATGGTGAAATCCTGTTAAAATTGGCCTCCTATTTCCACGTTTCCACCGACTACCTTTTAGGAAACACCAATGATCCCCGGCCTGCCGACGGTCAAAAAGAAAATCCCCCGACTGAAAGTCAGAGGATTCTTGAAAGCGTTAATTCATCTGAAAACGTAGATTTACTTCTTCATATAATAAAAAACGAAGCATCTCTCAGCAGAGAACAACTTTTGAAGCTGCAAGGTTTTGTTTCAGCATTGGAAGCGGAAAATAAATAAAAATGTCCGACAAGTTGTAAAAAGTTTTTTTCTCTTTATCTTACAGTTTAGACCCTAATATATCTTCTAAATAAATTTTTGCAGCCTCAATAGTTCTTTCGCCCAAATACGCTGGCTCATCTATCATAATGTCATTGATTTCGATAGTATATTTAGTTGGTATTGCCGATCTATTAGGGATGTTAATAGAAAAAGAGAAATTCTCTGATGGAATAATTGCTCCGTTTAACATTAAGAGCGCAGATTCCCCATCCGAAGCAATTAAAACTTTATTATATCTATCCACAAAATTCCTCCAGAATAGACAAAGCCATTATTTTAACGAACAAAAAAACCTAATCGCTTTGCTTCTTCTATTACGATTTTTTGTTTATCTTTCGATAATTTCATTATACTATTTATCAGTGCTTTTCGCAAATCGGAATCAGAAATAGATTTATTTTCGTTTCCCACACACATAATAAAACCCTCCGCAAAATGAATATGGTATCGTGTTGTGGGTACCCACAACACGCGATAAGACGTCTTATCGCTCGATTTACCATATACTATCATTTTTTATCGCAAAAACAACACGAGATTTGTCGAAAAGAGAAGACGGATTTCTTGTGTTTATTATAGAACATTAGTTCCGGTATGAAAAGGGATTTCGGAGAGGAATTCCCCCTCCCCTACCCTAATATCAGGACAAAGGAAGGATATGTTATGAAAAAGAGAGTTCTTGCGCTTGCCCTTTCCCTTGTGGTGGTTGTTTCTGTCTCGGCGTGTGAAAATAGCAATGGGAACAATGAGAACAAAGAAGAAAGCAGCACTAAGTCAGTAACAACGGAATCTGAACAAAAACAAACACACATTAAGACTTCAGATTTTCAAAAAGGAACTTCAAATTGGCATATTGAGAATTTTTATTTTGATGTCCCAAGTAATTGGATACATGAATTTAAGGACGGGGATTGGTTTTATCCAACGAGCAACAAAAACTTAGATGGTTCTGTGTGGACAAAATTTATAGAATATGAATATTCAATCTTGACAAAAGAAAATTTCAAATCCTTTGTAGAGGGGATTGTAGAAGGATTTCCTCAATATGAGATAATTAAATATAATTACACAAAAAACAAGAATGAATTTCCAGCATTAGGAGCAGAGGTTTCTGCTGTTGCGGAGAATGGAACAAATATTAACGCAAATATCCTTTGTTTTGACTGCAACGGTGGATTCGTTGCGATTATATTCACCACTTCCACAAACACAAAATATGATTTTTCTGATGACTTTAATTCTATATTTCATTCTATCGTAGTAAAAGAGGTCGAAGATAATACACAACAGGAAAAGGACACGAAAACAACGAATATAACGATGGGACAACAAAATGCTTTGCGGTCTGCATTGCAATATCTAAACACAATGGCATTCTCAAAGAGTGGCCTTATAGATCAACTGGAATATGAGGGATATTCCACTGAAGAAGCAACTTACGCCGTCGAGAACTGCGGTGCAGACTGGAATGAACAGGCCGCAAAATCGGCACAGAATTACATTAACACTATGTCATTCTCCCGGTCCGGCTTAATAGATCAGCTTATTTATGAGGGGTTCACACAGGAGCAGGCAGAGTATGGAGTGAGTGCAGTAGGATACTAAAACAAGAAATCCCCCTGGTGCAGTAACACCAGGGGGACCTTCTAAATAGGGTGATATGAAACGCTCCACATCACCCTCCAATCATATCAGAATGGAGGAAGAAAAGCAACATGAAAAAGAAAATGCCAACCGCGACGAAGCTTCCGAGCGGCTCCTGGCGCTGCCTGGTGACCGTAAATGGCAAAAGGGTATCTATTACCGCTGACACACCAAGTGAGGCTCAGGCGAAAGCTGTCGCCCTGAGAGCGGGTCTTATAGATAAGAAGAAGGAAAAGAAAGGGACAAAAACACTTTCAGAGGCAATCGACGAATATATAGAGCAGAAATTTAACGTATTATCCCCGGCTACCGTTCGAGGGTACAACACAATCAAAAGAAACAGGTTCAAGACGATTATAAACAGAAATATTTTTGAGCTAAGCAAAGACGATGTCCAAAGAGCAATAAACGATGAAGTTAAGATCGCTTCGGCTAAAACAATCAAAAACGCCTATGGGCTTGTTCGGACTGTCTTAGAGGCAAATGAAATTTATATCCGAGGAATTAAACTCCCCCAAATCATAAAGCCAAATAAAAAATATATTCAAGAGGAAGAAATATCAAAGTTATTGGAAGCGATCAAGGGAGACCAATGTGAAGCTGCCATTCTTCTGGCGTTGTGTACTGGTATGCGCAGATCAGAAATCATTGGACTGTGCTCAGACTGTATAAATGTAGAAGCTTGCACGGTAACTGTCCGAAGAAAGATGGTTCCAAATGATAAAAACAAAATGGTTTTAGTCAGTGGAGCAAAAAATGAAATGTCACAGAGAACCGTGATTTGTCCAAAATTTGTTATGGATAAAATAGCACCATTGATTAAAGAAAATAAAACAACACCGATATTTAAGTTTCATCCTGATACGCTGCGGAAACATATTCATAAAGCCTGCGAAATCGCCGGGATAACAGATACGGCAACCCATGGGCTTAGGCATACAAACGCCGCATTGATGAAATATCTCGGCGTAGACGATGCCCATGCGATGCAGCGCGGCGGGTGGTCGAGCGAAGCAACTTATAAAAAAACCTATTCTTATGTATTCGAATCTGCGGCCAAAACGGGGGATGAAAGCACAAACAACTACTTTGACAGTCTTACAAACAGAGAAAAAATCGCACACGAAACTGCACACGAAATTCAAAAACATATTGATAAATAAGGGGAAATTAAAATTTTTCGGGATGGTTCAAATCCCTCCTTCTCCGCCAAAAGAAAAGCCTTGACCTTCAAGAGGTCAAGGCTTTTTTCTTTATGTATCAAGGGTTTTTATAAATCAAAATGAATTTTATAGGATTCATTCCGAAGACACAAAAAAGCAATTAAACGCGAAAAAATGCACACGAAATGCACACGAGAAAATACTGCGTGTCCATTTTTAATGTTTCACGACATACTCATAATAGGAAGCGAGTTTATCTTTTACTGCGTCCTGATCGTCGAGCCAAAAAGCTTTGGCAAAGCTGATATAGGCTTCGATATTATTTATACCCAATTTCTTAAAGACTTCGGACAGGTCACTATAAGTTGCGTTCATGGCAACCTGAAATTTAATGGGGTCCTCTCTTATTCCGTGCTTTTCCATGATGCTACGGATTTGTTCCATATTCCAGTGAGGCCCACGTGTCCCGTCACTGTTTTCCATTTTCCTCATCCACTCATGAGCAATGGATTCATTGAGTTCTGGAACAGACATTGAACGAGCACCGCCTACCAGATTGTTTTCTCCGTGCATTCTGTCTCCCTCTCTCTTACTCGGGAAATTTACAACTGAACCACCGTGCATATTTGTTTCGTAGTTACGTTCAAATCCAATAGGACGGGTGTACGATCTATCGTCAGAATAATTCATGCCCATATAGTTATTCTGAGGTTCGTATCTCATGTCAGACCAGTCGCGCATTCTCTCAGAGTAATAAGGCGGAAGCCAATGACTGTTTACATCATAATCTCCCATTCTGCTTTGTGGTGCATAGCGGCCATTGTCATAATGTTCACGCCCTCTACGATCTCGGAACTTATCTTCGGGGCCATATTCCATTCGATATCCTCTATTGTATTCCTGATCTCGTTTATTTACTCCAGCCATCATAAGCATTTTAGTCGAACGTTTCATTCGTTTTACCTCCTTAGGCAGTGGGTGCGGGCGCTGCTCCGCCATCAATAGTCAATAAATTGTTATCAGGAGAACAACAAGGATTTCCTATCATACGGAACGAGCCACCGGTCGGAGTTGTAGAAACACAAACGGAATAACGTGTACGGGTTCTAATGCCCGCCGCAGTTACTTGAGAACAGTTGCGTTTTGTCAAAGGATATAATTCAGTCCCAGTTCCAATGGTAATGTAAACAGGAGCATTGATAGTTGTTGTCGTAGGTATCGTTTGCGCGACAACAATGCAATACTTCTCTCCATTTTTATAACTACCAGCCGGGAGGTTGATTTCAAGATTACCGCCAGTGAATGCGACAGCCTGAGAAATTACCAAGTTGTCACAAAGTTTGCATACAGGTTTGCAAGACATAATTTTACCTCCGAAAAATCAAGAGCGGCAGACTATTGCCCGCCGCCCGAAGTAATCACGGCAAAGCCGGAATATAAAAGTGATCTCTTTTAATCAGGTTAGCAACCACAGCCACAGCCGTTTCCGGCCCCGCAGAAGGGATAAGGCGCAGGAACCTGATATGCCGGGACCGGCGTCGGATTGATGCGACGAATCAGTTCAGAAGTCTGTGCATCCAATGTGGCTGTCAAATAGCTGTTCTGGCTGGCCTGGGATGCTGCTAACTTAAGAGCCTGATTCTCAGACTGGAGAGAATCTATCTTAGACTGAACCATGAAATCCATCAGACCGCGATAGTTTGCGTTCTGGTTGTCAATGATATCGCGGGTGCTATTCTGAATGGTATTTCTGGTATCGCATGCCTGAGTGGCCATGTCATAGCGAACACCCTGAATCGCATTCTGTGTCTGGCAGCAACAATCCTGGAGGTTATAGCCAAGCTGGCACATAGACTTGTCTACGCCACTGAAACCCTGAAGCATTGCGACATTGGTATTATTGAATCCACTGGTAATTGCATTGTTCAACGCATAGGTTGAATCACAAATACCCTGCTGGATGTTAGAAATACCACGCTCAACGCCATTAAAAGCAATTGCTTCATTCACATCTGCACGAGTGGCATAACCCTGGAACCCAGGGCTGTTAGAGCCGCCGCCAAAACCGCCCCAACCATTACCGCCCCAGATCATAGCCAAGATAATAATGGCCCACAGACCATCTCCCCAGCCGCCGAAGCCACTGTTGTTGCCGTTGCCGCTATCACTGCCAAGAGCGTAACCAGTTGCAAAATCGTTATCCATTTGTTTTCTCCTTATCAGTTATTCACACCGGTGTGCACCCCGGATGCGTACAAAACACATCCAGTTTTTTTCAAGACCCGGAAACTGATAGGGAGTTTTTTTTACCTATTACTTGGGTTGTTTATACCAAGCTGTCTGGCAATGTCATTGATAGATACGCCACGTTCTTTGGCCATATTTTCTGCCATTGTTTTTAATTGCTGAGGATTCTTTCCTTGAATCATTTTTAATGCTTGAGCCACTTGTGGATTTTGCCCCGCCATTTTTTGAAGTAGTTGCATAGGGTCTCCACCGCCCCGCATGGTTTGCACGAGCATCATGAGAGGGTTATTCATTGGTGCTATCATTGTTCTTTCCCCCGCCTTGTTTTAACTGTTCTACTTCTTGTCTAAGCGAGTTTAATTCATCCCTTGTTGCAAATTGATTTGTTTGCTGGAGGGGCTGATCTTGTTCATATCTGAATGAAAGAAAATCTGAGGAGCCGGTATTCTGATTAAATCTTTTGATGTATACCATTCCATGGCCTAAATCTGGCATAATGGTGCCAGGGCTAAAATAATCAGTCTGGACAGCGACAGCTTCTTCCCTGCTTGTTACTGGACGACAGGTATATCCATTTTGTTGGGTTTGCATTGAAGGTTGCTGCGGCTGCTGTGGTATCTGTGACCCAATATAAGTTTGCGGGGCCTGATATTGCATCTGCTGTCCCTGGGGATAAAATTGATAGGGATTGTATCCATAAACTCCAGCCATTCTTTTTCCCTCGCTCTTTTTTATTGACATTATCATATCAAAAAATGGATGTCCGCCTGTCCAAATGAAATGCAAATTAAGGACAAATTAAATATAAAAAACTGCGGGGAATCATTCCCCGCAGCAAAAAGATTGTTCTGTTTTCTCCCGGATGTGCCGAAGGACATTATTTATTGTTCCTCTTGAGACATCCATCTCTGCCGCAATGGCTTCGATCTGCCATCCACGACGATAAAATAAATTAAATATGGCTTTTTCTCTATCTGTTAGCCACTCACATTTTTCCATAGAGTTTAGTTGCTCTATGCTGTAAATGTAACGAGACAGAGACAACCGCCCTCCTTTTACAGCAAGCCTAAGCGGCCAAGGATAACAATCATCTCATCTCTTTTAACAGGGCGCTCCGGGCTGGTGCCGTCCACGATGCCGGTCGTGGTAGCCTCGGCCCAGTGCCCCTCCTCCCGGCTCCAGCTGGGCTCCGGGATGGTCTTGGCGTGGAGCTCTGCTTTCTGCATGATCTGGTAGGCTTGTTCGTTGGTCATTTCAGAGATCAATTTTGCGATATCCATGGGCTCCTCCTCTCCTTCCAGCCGCCGGTTGACCTCGGCGGCAATCTCTCCGTGCCGGTTATACAGATAATCCCCCGGGCAGGCCTTGGCGGCGAACCACCGGTGAACCGTCATATTCTGCTTGTCCACCTGGCCGATTAGGGATTTATCCCCTCTCCACAGCAATTTTTTGATGCCGTTTCGCCGGCAGATGTCCGTCAGCAGGTTCAGCAGCGCGGAATAGGCTTTGTCCGACACCGGCCAATCCGGCGCCCCGCCGTTGTTGGCCACCTCAATGGTAATAGCCCGATGATCGTTGGAGGCATTGGAGGTACACCAGGACCGGTTGGCCTCGTCCACATACAGGGCAATTCTCCCATCGCTTCCAATGCCGTAGTTGCTGCTGGCCTTGCGGGCCGGGTCGGCAAACAAGGCCCCGCAAGTCTCTACGCTGGCATTCCCTGCCATACAGTGTATAGAGATCGTGTCAATCACATGATTGCGCCGCCCGGAATGGTTGGGGGATAGTTTGGTGTAGGTCACAAGAGGGCTGTTACTCATCTTTATCTTCCCCTTTTCCGTTGGTCATCTCGTCCAGCATAGATTCTGGAATATCATCTTCTGGATGTACAACAGACAGAGGAGCATTCTTTTCTTCCATAGGAATCCCCCTTTTACTTAAAAAGATCCGCCAAGGTCTTTGTCTTAGACTTCATGTAGGAACGCTGGATATCATTCCACTCGTTCATTTCCTTTTCCCAGCCGGTCCAGCCCTGCTGCTGCGCATACATGCGAGAGGCGATATCTACGTCCACGCCCTCTTTCTCGCTGATCGCCTTAATTGCCATGCGATTCTGATAAAAACGATTTGCCATAATAATTCTCCTTCTTTGTCTTTAGTTTTTGTTTGCAGTTTCTTTCTCAACTTCCGGCAGGCCCGCCACACTGGTCAGAAGGCTCACCACAGCCGCCAGGACAGCCGCAGAGGCCACCATGGGCCAGTTGACATCTCCCAGCACCACAGCGGCTCCAATGCAGCCTACGGCGGTCTGGCAGAGCGTTTTTAGGGCGCGAATTAAGGCTGCGCGAATGAACTCCTTTGTGAATATCTTCAATCAAACACCTCCTTTCCATTTCCAATAAAATCCCCCTGCGCTTTTTCGCTTTCCAGAGGCGCAATCATCAATATGGGAAATTCCTGTAATACATTTTGCGACCGACGCAGAAGGAAATTCATTTATCACGTCCCCGCCTTTAGAAAGTTGGATAACGGGCCTTGCATTTATTTTGGATAGCTTTTTCTTTGTTTCCTCGGAAAGTTTCCTACCCAACATAATTGTGTTTCCCCTCATCCTTTTTCGCAGCAGTTCTATTCGCGCTTCCATTGGGATGGGTTCCCTTTGAGCCTTCTGTTTCCCTTGTAGCGCGGGATCCGCATATTCCCACTCATACCCACCAACAGTTTTGTACCCGTATTCCTTTCTACAGGCAGCGGCAATGTGGCCGCCAGAGCAAAGCCCCAGTTCTCTTGCTGCATCCGACGAAGAGGGGTAAACTTTCCTGTCACCGTCTTTGATAGCAACCACTGGTATCTTTTTGGATTCTTGTGCCTTTTTTAAGTTTTTTACGTTATACTGCATCCTCCCCAAAGAGGACGCATATTGCATATTCCCTTTATAGGTAGTCCATTCCAAGTTATCCGCCCTGTTGTTGCTCGGGTTGCAATCCAAATGATTCACAATGTCGCATCCGGGTTTTGGCTCGCAGAAAACGGATGCGACAATTCGGTGCATCAGCATTGTCTCGTCCTTCCCGTTTTTTGATACGTGGGCCCGCAAGTACCCATTTTCGTCCTCGGAAAGAGACAGGATTTTCCCGGAATAGGTGTGGACGCGATACTTTCCGTTATTTCTTTGTGTTGTGGTTCGCGTTAGGCTCCTTATGCGCCCGAAGTTGCTTACTTCGTAAAGTCCAGCATATCCAGGTACATCGGCCCAAACTTCATGCTCCGCGAGAATACATTCTTTCATAGGGCCTCCGAATTATTGCTTTTCCTTAGTAAATTCCAAATGCTCTCATTCCCGCTGCTTTCCACCAGGCTTTCCATTTCTCACTCATTCCCTTCACCTCCTCTCCACAATATGAAGTCTCTCAACTTCTGACATGATTGTTGATAGATGCCCGTTTCCTCCAAGTGATTTGTACGCTTGGTACATTTCAGTGAGGTTTTCCTTGTCCTCTAAAGAGATTTCTCCTTCGTGAATGTATGAGGAGCCGAGATATCTAACGCGGTCGATCATCAATACCTTTTGCGCTTCCACAAGCGCATCCAGTTTCCCGGACGAATTCTTTTTCTTTGACCAGTGGTGGTTTAGGATCGCAACGACAATCGCGGATAAGCCGCTGGACCCCAAGGCAATGCCCGCCAGTGTGAAAAGCTGCTCCATATCTATTTCTCCTGTTCGTTGCAGGCACGGCAAAGCCCCGGCCTGTTCTCTTGACAAACCGGGGCAAGATGGTATAATGAAAAACAGAAAGGGCGCTGTTACTGCGGTTAGCCCATTAGAAGATCAGTTATTCGCTGACCGTTTGGGTACCAGCCAAGCGGTCAGCACGCTTTTATGGAGAGTATGTAGGCCGCGAAGGCCAAGCATACAAAAAACTTCCAGAGAAAGTTTCCCATCCAAGCATCACCCCCCTTCTCAGGGAGTGGCTAACCGCCATCTATGTAACAGCGCCTCTTTCTGACCTCTTTCGAGGCAGAATCATCATACCATGCCGCGCCGCAGATTGTCAATTTTTGCTGTCCCACCCGTGGGGCAGCATTTTATTTTTTTACTTCCTCCCAAAACTCCGGATTCGTCTCCGGGGACCAGGTGTTGGTGTCAATCTTGCTGCGCCAGGTTTTGCCGCCTGCGGTGCAGCAGTCCCCTTTTGCGTAGGGGGAAGTGGAGAGGGAGAGGAAGGGAAGCGCCTTGTCCGGGTCAGTGGACCAGACAAATCCCCACTGGGCGGGCAGATCCTCCGGCTCCTGGGAATAGATTTCGCTGTCGTAGACCTGGAGGAGACGAACCACCCGCCCGGCGCTGGACCGGCAGACAAAGCCATCTTTCTGGCCTGCCTTGCGCTCCAGCATGTTTTTGGCAGCCCTGGCCGCCTGGAAGTCTGGAATATACTCCTCCGCAGCACAGAGTTCCGTGCCGGTCATGGAGGGGGATTCTGCTTGCAAGTTGACTGCGGCAGACTTCCCCGCCCGGCGCAGGGTATCCAAAACAAACTCTTTTTCAGTCAACGTCATTCACTCCTTCTCGAATTGCTGCCGCCATGGCGGCCCAGGTAACGGGTTCCTCCGGCTCTTCCGGCGGGAGGTCGGGGTGGTCTGCTTCATAGGCGTCCAGCGCCTCCTGGTTGGTCTCCAGGCTTGTCACAGCACCGTCTTCCACGGTCAAGGCCACAAACCCCTTTGCCGCAAGATAGGGGCTCAGGAGATCGTCAGGAAGAATCACACAGTTTGGGAAAGGTTGTCCCATGGGGTTGCCGTGGTTGCCAGATTCGTTGGGGGTTGGGTTAATGTAATACATGGTTGGCCTCCTCTCTTAACCTAATGCAGCGAAAAAATATTTCACTTTTTTTTCATTTAGTTGGGCGTATTCATTGTTTTGATACCAGGATAGTATATTCTTATTGAATTTGGCATTCAGGGGATACAAATCGTTAGACGAACTTGGCCCTATTGTAAAACCGCGGGTCCCAGAAAGAAAAAATGCAAAACCATATCCGGTACCATCACCGTTGCCAATACTGTAAGATTGAATATGGACGAATTTTGGTTCAAATCCAAATGTAAGAGTATTGGGATTTCCGCTCCCAGACGTTCCGGTTCCCACGTAGGAACCGGTTTCTATGCTTGTCTTATCCCCCAACACCCCAAGGTACTCAATGGTGGTGCCTGCGGGGATAGCGGGATAGCCGGTGACCTGTTGCATTTTATTGACAAGAAATCCATAATTATATGGATAACCGAGAGAGACTCCGTTTTCAAAGTAACTAACAATGGCATCATCGGGGATATAGACAAGGTTAGTTCCTTCACTACCACCATTATCTTTTTCGCCACTCACAGTAATAAATTTACCTCTAATAGCACTTTGAATATTACTAACCCAGCTATCATTAGTAGCATTTGCGGTATAACTTTTTACATTTTCCTGTGTCAATGTCCCAGTATCGGAAACTTTAATTGTCTCGGAGTAATAATAATTGGACGCATTACCAGTCCACGCCGATGCAAACAGGTATCCACTCACCATATCCCCCAACACATACCCCGCCTCTTTCGCATCATCTTCCTCCTGGTAAGCATCACGGTTGACGGAGGTTAGGTAGGTGACGTGGGTGCCGGCGGAAGTGAGGGGGTAAGCGTCAACACGCTGTAACTTATCCACAATGATGATCGCCGAGTTAACACTAATTTGCGCATCATTAGGTACATAATATGTTTTATTTTGGTCTAAGGCCGGAGGGCCAAACCAGTTTCCAAAGTCATTTATATAGTATAGTTTTATATATTTACCCCTAAGCCATGATGCAGCATTTAGCGCGTCGTTTGCTTGATAATGTGTTGTTGCAGAATTGAGTGAAATTCCGCCGCCATCATCCACTGTTATAGAGTCAGCGCAATCGATGTATGCAGTACGTTGATTCGTATTTCCTAAGTTGATGAGTGCATTGGATACACCGTCTAATGTCCTGTCGGTATTGTCATCCACCAATTTATATCCGGCAGGAATCTCCTCCTCTGCAACCACCGTCTTCCTCCACACATGGACGTTGCCGATGTTTGCAAGCACATTGAAAGCATCGTTGGGGGTTGAATTAACTCCCGTGGAAAGGCCCAGAGTGGAGATCACCGTATCTGAGAGAAGGTTTGCTTTATTTAGAAGGGTTCCCAGCTGGGTCCAACCGTCTTTATTGATCCCATTAAAGTCAACAGGAAATATCCCTGCAACCATGGCCTGCATGAAGTCCTCATAGGTTGGATAGAGGGACAAGGCTTCCCCTACTGTCTTTAGGTATCGTGAGTTTCCGATCCCTTTAATAATTGCGTCTTGCACCAAAACACACCCTTTCTTAAAATTCTCCGCACATGGCCTCTCCCGCCATGAGATAGGATTTATCCATCCATTGGAACATGGATTCTACTTGGACAAGGATCTTTTCCAAATTGTTCGCTTCCTGGAAGGTGAAACTCTGCATATCAGAGAGGGCTTCTGGAAGATCAGGTACAAAGGGGAAAGTCTCTCGAATCCGTTTAACATTAGAAACATATCCCTCAGACTGCTCTAATGTCGGTTTATCCTTTTTCACCCAATAATCTCTGCCTGGCTCCGGATTGACTGGAATGTACGGGTTTACATAGCCCCGGGAGTATAAACTATTGGAAAGGAACTCAGCAGCCGTTGTGACCCGGTTCATATCGGTTTCGTTATAGGATCCTTTATAGCTTGTCTGTGCAAGCTGAATTAGTTCTTCTTCCGTCCGATCTTCTTTGGCTAAAATCGTAAGCAGTTCCTCAATGTCCGCCTGGCTGCGGTCTGTGATGAGCCGTATGACATAAAGCCGAAAGGAAGAAGTCAGACCCGCTTTGTCCGTTGCAGTAACCGTTATGTAGTTCTCCCCCACGCGAAGAGGAACCGTGTGGGAAAACACCCCGTTTTCATCAATAACCGCTTCCTCGCCTCCCACAAGCAAGGTGACCGGTGAAGTTGTTACATCCTTTGTTACCCCTTCCACCGTAATAGATTCATCGTCAACGATTTGCCTGTACTCATTTACAGTCAGCTCAGGAGGAACCGTGTCTACGATGTAAACCGCAGAAAGACTGGTTTGATTCCCGTCGTTGTCCTGGATGGAAGCGGTCAAGCTATGATTCCCTTCGCTCAGCGCAGCTCGCGGAGTATAGGTGAATTGATACCCGTTCTCTGTCGCCTGAGTGGAGATCTCTCCCTCTGCCCCATCAACGAGCATGGATAGAGAGGCTGGATCAATCCCGGAACCATTCTCCTCGTCAAACGCCTCCACAACGAAGGTCGGGACATTGGTTGTCAATATCCCCTCTGCCGGAGATAATAGCTGAATAGTCGGGGGAACTTCCTCTTGCACCGTCAGCCGAAGCCCAGGGATATTCGTCCCATCTGTTGTGGTGGAAACTCCCTTGTCATTCGTCGCGGTTATCTCTGTGTTGAAATATCCCCCTTCTTCATTGTGGGAGGTCTTGGACGGGACAATAACCGTCTCATATTTCCTTGTCGTTTCATTAAATGTGAGGGTGTATTCCTGTCCATCAAACGTCGCTTTCACCGTGGTTATCGACATGAATTACACCTCCCCACTCTGAAACTCACCCGACACTCTGATCTCTTCTTGCTCTATCGTCTGCACATCAAGTACGATCACTTGGAGCAATACAGAATCCCCGACATTTGCAGTCACTGGCGTAAATGTCGCTGAGATCACAATAGGAGACCATTCTTCTGCCATTTAGATCACCCCCATTTTCTCACCACTCCACAATAATGCATCCAGGTTTCCCGTCCTGTCCTGGAGTACCGTCTTTGGGGTAGGATGCAATATAAGTTTCTGTATAGCCATCCTCAGAGGTCCACTGTGCATACTTGCCGTTTCTCCCCTGTTCGCCTCCAGCGCCGCCGGAACCCTCTAGGGCTGTTATAGTCCCTCCATAGTCCGGACCCTTCTGTGCATATACAGCGCCGCTCTGGATGTCCATAATGCCAACAGGATATGGCTTTCCATTTGCAGAGGTATACACTCCAAAAGTAGTGTCTGTGCCAGGGGTTCCTGGTTCGCCGTCGTCCCCACGGCTGCCATGGGTTTCTCCTCCTGCACCGCCCTTCCCGGCAGTGCCACAAGCATAGTCATATTGTTGGTTCGCTATCGCAGTCAACTCTGTAATAAAAACATTCCCACCGTCGCCGCCAATACCGCCTGCTGTGTCTTCCGGGTCAAAGGAATCGCCCCACAGGATATTCCCTGCACCGCCTCCCATACCACCGGCCCCTCCGCCTATCAATGTAACGCGGAATTTCCCGGCCTCTTCCTTTACGAATGTTCCCGAACCTGTCAAAACTGTTTTGTTTGAGTATGCAGAATCATTGGGAGACTGAACGAGATAGGATGGCATGTTTACCATGACGCCATCTTCCAGAGAAAGCTGCTGCTTGTATAGGCGAGCAGAGATAGTAGTTAAAAATTGAGTGTCTACACTCTGAATATCTCCGCATTCGCTGGACGGGTTGCCTCTGTGCTGTACCTCAAACGAACGTCCGCCATACTCAAACAGGCAGGAGATAACCGCTTTTCTCGCATCATCCGTCGTATGAATAAATGGATTATCTACGCTTAAAGAAACCTCGGATTCGGTGTTGTTCCCTGGGAATACCACTTCTTCCCCATTATCCAACGTGAATGTAATGTCCGAAATATCATCATTTGCAGACATTTCAGGATAGGAGCTCATGTTGTCCAAGGTAATCCTGTTGCCCTCAATTCTTTGTAATTTCCCTACTCTCAATTTCCCAGTCTCAAAATCTTGCCTGGGCCAAGTATTCGTTGCCATGCATGCGAAACGAAGCATTTCACCACACTTTTTCCCTGTGCAGTCTTCTTTTGCTGCTGTAATGGGGATATCCTTTACATCATCATCTACGATATAATTTTTCTGAAAGTTAATGCCCAGGGAAAGCATAATTGCTTCAATCCACCCAGAAAGCGTTGTGGGGAGTGTATCAGGGACAACAAATTTCCTTTTCGTCAACGCACCAATAATATCCAAAAGGTCAAATTGTACAGTTAAATCCTTGAGTTTCCACCCAGCGGATTGTTGATAATACGTTCCTGCGGGCAACCATTCAATAGTTCCATCTTCCAACCGCATTCCAAAATCAACAATGATTCTTTGCCGATCTTCAATGGATGTGAAGAGCGTATTTGGAGCATAAGGATCAAATCTGTGGTTTTCGTTGTACAAAACAACTGTGCAAGTAGAATATGGAATAGATAACCCGGAAAATGTGACCTCAGAATATGTCTCAACTGATTTCAGAATCGAAGTATCCCAAACCTCATATAGTCCAACCATCAGCCGGGGGATTCTAACCCGTCGCCCTCCAAGGCTCCATTTTTTAATGGTACAGCGAATTTTTGTAGGGTTCTGAACAGTAAAACCGTCGAAAATGAATAACGTGTCTTTATTCCCTGTTTTTGTGTCTGACCAAAGAAGAGTATCGCCGCTGTAAATATCCAACGTAAATTCTGTTCCAATTCCATTGAATTCCTTTTCACTGAACCGGAAAGAGAATGCTTGCAATATACTTAGGTTTTGAATTTCAAACTCAATATAAGGATATGGTTCAGAAAAGGTGCCGAAAGAATCACATAGAGATTCAGATACCCAACCAACTTGTCCTATCTGATCCATTGGGTCATCTGGTCGGATATTGAAAGTTCCATTCAGAATCCATCTGTTAGGCTCCAAGGTCGCTATGTTCTGTTCGCTCTCTGTTGTGCCACGGTTTGTTACCTGATCTGTTAAGGAAATATCACTCTCATCATTTGTTGTTATGTTTGTTATGATCATATCTGGGTCATATAGGTCAAACACAACTCGCACAAATTGTCGCCTTGAATCAGATACAACCGCTTTGTCATAGGCTTCACTGTGATCAATCATGGCCATCAATCTCCTCAAAGGTCAGTTTGTATGCTGCCCATTCAGGTCCGTTATCTCTCCAGCGTGTGAGGGAGGGAGAGGGAGGCTCCATCAAGTGGAACCAACCTTGTACCAGCTCTGTGCCACCTGTGGATGGGAGAAAAAACAACTGATGCCGACGTGATGCTTTGAATGCAGTATTGAGCCGAGACATTGTTTCATAGTCGATAGATGAAAAGTTGACTTCTACCACCCATATAGTGGCGCGGATTTCTTCCACTCTTCTGCCGGATATCATCCGCTCAGATACGCCAAGTTCTTCCTCATAGGCGGTGTAATCCCCTTCTTCCAAGTCTTCGATTTCAATGCCATCAATTGACAAAAACATGTTTTCCATTTAATCACTCACAATTCTGGGGGACTGATCCTCTACTGCACGAATATCATTAACAATTGCTCTTGCAAATGCTTTCCCGTTGATATTCAGAACAATTTCCCTATCTCCCCGTGGTGCACTGGCAAAAGACACAGCGTTTGCTACCCTGTATGCGCTTCCGTTACTCTCTACCTGCTTGGCCTCCATGGCGTTATCCGTGCTGCGTGTGAGGCGATAGGAAGCACTCCCAGCACTCACAGTGACCGTTTCACGAAGCCTTGCCGCAGCGTTTATCCGGTTAATTTCCGCAATAATACCATCGGCAACTTTCTTTGCTGCGGCAATTGCGGTGGGACCTTCTTCCTGTACACCAACGGCAAGGGATGTCATAGCGTCCTCTCCCGCCGCTTTTAGTTCATCAGGTATTTTGTCCACGAATTCCTGGTTGAGAGATTCAAACTCATCCTGATAAATCTGTGCTGCAATATTCTTTGCTGCTTCCGCCCGTTTCTGGTATGCCTCCATATAGGCAGTGTATTGATCATCATTCAGGCTCAACAGTTTTTCCGCGAATGCCGTTGCCTCATCCATCTCCATTTGAAGAATTTCGGAATAAAGGCCAGCATCAACCCCTTTTTCCTGCAAAGCGAGCATTGCATCCCCGTATCGTTCAATCTCCTGGATGTCCTTATCCAGGTTCAAAAGACGGGTTTCTCCTTTATAATCCGTCTCAAAAAGATTGTCTCCAGACAATTTGGAAGCCAAGGAATCACGATCACTTTTCAGGTCATCCAAAGCACTCTGATACTCATCTTCCATTTCCTCAAGAGTATCAATGGCGCTCTGTAATTCTTTCTTTTGCGTCTCTTCCTGCTTTTTTAGCTGCTTCTCATTCCAATCTTCTTTGAGCTCGGCTATCTCGTCCAATATATCCTGTCGTTCGTCAACCTCGGCCTCTTCCAGCCGTTCATACTTTTCTGCCAGACTTTTTTCATAGTCCGCAAGTTCCTTTTTATCTGCCCGCTTCTGCGCTGCGGCCTCAATCTCCGCAATCTTGTCATAAAGTTTGGAGGTTTCTTTTAGAACTACATCAGCGAGCTTGCCTGCGGCCGCCTGGGCTTTTTTCGCCTTGTCATTTAATCCAAGCACCAAACCAGCAACAGATTGCTCACCGATCCAGCGAAACGCCTTAGAAGGAGAATGGATGTCCAACGTATTCTTTGCCGCAGCGAGTGCACTCTTCGCCATATTGGATGCTGCATTAATCGCCTGGCTTGCTCCTGCATTGATACCCGCAGCAACACCGGAAGCAATGGCCAGTCCAACACTTTTCGCAGCCCCAGAGGCACCAGTTGCGGAGGAAAGAACCGCAGTAGTAACAAGGTTATTCAGCGCAGAAACAACATCAGGCGTCCCAGAGGATATCCCGGAAGATATTTGTTCGACGATCTTAGCACTAATCAAAGTCGAAGAAGCTGTAGCACCCAAGGCAGCCTGAACGCTGCCATCAATCATTCCGAAAAAAGCTGTGCTTAGAAGTCCACTGGAAGAGGTAATTGCTCCCGCCGCAGAATTGACAGCTGTTTCACCAACTGTTCCTGCTCCAGATGCAGCGGAATCACCAGCGGAGATTGTGTCTCCCACCACCCCTTTCATGGTAGATGGCATAGAAGATGCTGATATCTTGAGAGAGCCATCCGTATTCGTGCCAATCGTATACCCTACTTGTTGCCCACCAGATGCCGCTGCGCCTTGAGCGCCAGAAGTAGCATTGTCGACCGCGTTTTTAGTCGATTGCTCCATTTCGGCTTCCGTTGATGGCATGCGGCTTGAGTATCCGTCACCGAATCCTGCTGCTGTTTCGCCTCCATTTTGGGTTGCTGTCTGCTTCCCCGCTTCGCCCGCTTGATCTGCGACTTGCTTAGTTGCATCTGAAACTACTTGTCCATTTTCCAAGATGGAATTTCCCATGAGGAAATCCCATGCGTCCGCGTCAGTTGCCATTTCGAAGCCCATGGCCTGAAGAACCTGTCTGGCACTTTCAATAACCTGGCGGATACTCTCCGGCAATACAGCGGCATTTGATAGAGCACCATTTGAAAGAAATTGAGGAATCTCAGCACCTGATTCTATGAATTGTTCCAACTGTGATTGCAGCGAAACTTGCATGGCCTGGAGAGTTGCCGCCTGTACTCTTTGCGTGTCCTCTCCCATAGTGCTCCAAGATTGCGCTGTGGTATCGGCTAATTTTGAGAACGCAGCGCCCATTTCTTCGGTTGCTTGGTCAACCTCTGCTTTATTTTCCCCCGTGAACTTAACTATGTCTGACTGCATTGTAGCAAGAGCGTTTCTAAGTTCCGTTGGGTCCATTGCCGCAGCAGCATCCTCGTAGGCAAGGATAACTTCCTGGTTGTCAAGCATTGCCTGCGTGGTTTTTCTGTACGCTTCTTCTGTTTTCTCAACATTTCTTGCTGCCTCTGCAATGAGTGTTGCGGATTGATGCCCCTGCCCAGCTGTGGAATTTTGAACCTTTCCAAGCTCAATTTGAGCGTCTTTCCAGTTTTTCAGCGCATCGACATTGTTTTGCACTAATTCTTGCTGACTTGCAAGGGCCTCCTCATACTGCCCCTGCATAGCGTTCAAAGTTGCTTCCTTCTCCTTTTGGAAAAGCATATCTTTAATATTGTCGGCAAGTTTAGCGTAGCTTTCCCCTTCTCGCTCGTGCATTTCAATTGCACCGGGGATAACATTATTTATTAAGTTCGCAAGGGCATTCGCTCTGTCTTCTTGTCCTTTTTCTACTTTTCCATTCGCATCGGTAAGTCGATCTAACTCAGCGATATAATCTTCTGTCTTGTCGATCTCAGCGTCTACTTTGCCAAGATTTTCTGCTGTGGTCTGTGCAAGCTCTTCCTTTTTTTGCTTCTGTTCCTCAATCCTATCATTGAGGTCGCTCATGGCGTCGTTAAGCTGCGCTTGGCTATCCGATGCGTCGTCAGTTACTGCGTTGTAAATAACGAATGCGCCGGCAATCGCCGTGACCGCAGCGAGAGCGGCCCCCCAGGGGGTTAATGCCATTACCGCATTGTATGCCGTTTGAATGGCCGTCCCAGCCTTGGTGACCATACTAAGCGCCTTTACTGCTTCAGCGCCTGCTTTAACCCCTGTAACAAATTTGGAAATATCGCTGATAAGTAGCGCAGCCTTAAATACTCCAAGTGAAACTGCCGCAGAGGCAAGAATAGCGACAAAAGTTTTAACCGCATTGACAGCCTGGGTAAAATCAAAGTTTTGGATAAACTCCAACGCTGCGTCCGCAATGTCAGACAACGCCGGTTTAATTTGCTCGTAGATAGAGATGGCAAGATTTTGGGCCTCAGTCTTGACCATCTGTGTCTTGTGCTCCAGCGTATCAGCCATTGTGCTGTACGCTTTCTCTGTGGTCCCTGCGCTATTCTGTAACTTCTCCAGGTTGTCGTTAAAGGTGTCAAGGCCCTGGGACACAATAGCGTTTGCAGCTTTGCCAGCTTCGGCACTTCCCCAAAGATTCATAAGGGCTTCGGCGCTGCCATCAACATGATCAGAAAGAACCTCAATCACATCGCCAAGGCTCTTTCCTTCCTTCATTAAGGTGCCGAAACTCTTTCCGGTTTCTTTCTTGAGGATCTTCCCAACTTCGCTGCCGGTGTCGCCAAGCTCATTCAGCATGGAAGAAATATAGGTTGTGGATTCTTCTGTGCTGATACCTGCCTTTGTTAGGCTGACATAGGCAGATTCAAGGTTGCCCAGATTGACATTATAGGCGGAAGCTGTACTAATCGCTTTGCCCATTGCGCTGGCAAGCTGATCAATCGTAGTAACACCAAGGTTTTGCGTCTGAATCAGGCTGTCCGAAATTGATTCAGCATCGGAAGCACTCATCCCATACGCATTAATGGTGGTTGTGAGGACAGAAAGCGCAGATTCTGCGTCTGTGAATCCTGCTGTGGCAAGTCGGGTTGCATCTCCAACGAGCGAAACCGCGTTTGCAGTATCTCCAGTTGCGGAAATGGCGTTGTAAACCGCCCCAGACAATTCACTTGCGGATACCCCCATCTCCGAAGACAAGTTCTGGATAGAGCTTTTCATGTCTTCGACGGACATCTGTGAAGTGTCCATGATGGTTTCAACCTGGGCAAAAGAAGATTCAAACTCTGCCCCGATCTTGCTTATCGCGACAAGTGCTCCAGCGGACGCAGTTGCGACAGCGGCAAAACCTTTTATAATTCCGTTTAGTGCCTTCGACGCAACAGAATCAAGGTTTTGCAGTTCTTTGACTGTGAGCTGTGTGCTCTTCCGCTGCTTCTCAAGTGGGTCATCAGACTTCTTGGACCTTTCTTTCGCTTTTTTGAGCGCCTTTTCTAAATCCGCAAGAAATTCGTCATAATCGCCCTTAATTTCAATGATTACAGAACCATCTGCCGCCAATCACGTCACCCCCTCGCCCTCAGTTCTTTCTGTGCTCCTTTTCGCTTCTTCAAATCGTTTCCGCACCTTTTCGATCAAGGCCGCGTCTCTCTCTTCGACGGTCTGCACTTCTTTCCTTCGATCATCTTTAATCGCATAGAGAGCCCGCATTTTTTTATAGTGTTTCTTTTCCTCTTTACTCATTTTGGAAATGTCGGCTGTGCGATATCGTATGCGCTGCATGAAAAGTGTCTCAGAAGGAAGATTGAATAAAAGACGACGAAAAGCCCACCAGTGCAAATCATCCTTAGATAGGTCTATCCCATACGCCGATAGAAAGGAGGCAAGGATTGCCTCTGAATCAATTTCAAAGTCATATACCCTGCCTCCTTTCTTTTTTGCTTGTCCCTGCGTTTCCTCTTTGCTTTCTTCCCCACGGAAAAACCACAACATCGCGTCGAACGCCGCGGATATATTGGAAGGAATTCCGCTTGGGTAAAACAAATTCAAGAGGCCTACAACATCTGGATTTTCTTCTTTCAGAATCTCAAGTTCGATAGAAATCCCAACGCGGAAACTTGGGTTAATTGGGAAGAGTTGTCCGTCTACATCTACGCTGGTGGGGAATCCGTTAAATGGATTCTCTCTCACGGTCTTTTACTCTCTGTTCAGCTTCAGCCCGCAGCTTTGCCCGTTTTTCTGCTCTCCGCTCAAAATCATCTACGATGACAGGCGATGTGGAGGGCGTCAAATCTACCTTCATGGAATTTATGGTCGCCGAAACTTCTTCGCAGAACTTGGCATAAGCATTGATGATATCTCTTGCGTTTACATTGTCGCCGAAACACTTCTTGCTTGTCCCTTCACCACAAAGAACATCAAAGAAATCCATGAATGCATTACACATCATTCTGATTGCCTTAATGCCATTTTTGGCGGGATCTTCCTGAATCATTTCTTTCACACGTTTTCCGACGTCAGCGATCTCTGTCACACCGTTGGTATACAATTCCAAGTTGACGAGATCGAAAGTATCATACTGAATTTCCACGCCGTTGATATTGTAGGTCTCCATAATTTATCCTCCTGTCAGTTAAACACCAGAATCGTCGGAATATGTATAAGCAGCGGGTGCAGAAGTCGCCATGATATCGATGTCAATTTCAGAAGATGCGCCAGCATCGCCGGAACCATCAGAATTGACAATGATAGATGCTGTCCCCTTCTCTCCTTCTCCTGTCAACAGAGAGAAATACACATAAGGTTTAACTACTTTCTGTCCGGTACCGAACTTGATTGCGTGAGACAACACAAAGTCTTGGAATTCATCTCCAAAGATACGGTCACCAGTAACATTGAATGTACGCTGAGTAGATGTTTTGGTAGAAACTGCACCTTGTCTGATATATGCTTTTTCATCTGTTTCGGGGTTCAACTGACTATCCACCGATGCAATACCGGACTGGACTACAATATAATTGGCTACTTTTCCGGCTGATTCTTCCGCGATATCTACGGCAAGAACAAAATCATCATTTGTTGCGACCCCTGCAAACTCAGCTGAAGGGGTGTAATCAGCCATCAGAGCGGAAAGTTTCATAATATTTCCTCCTAATAAATGAATTTCGGCTCGTCGGCTCACGAAAAAATTTTATTCAGATGTGTAATCCATCGTCATAATAATTTGGTGATCTTCTGTTCCATCCTCATAACGATTAAATAGAACAGAATCAGGGTCACTTTCGCTTCGAGAAAATTTGACAACCTTTTTCCCGTCCTCTAATTGAGGCGTTGTTCCGTTGTTGATAATCCAATCTGCGAAGCTTTCCAACGTTTCATCAGCAGAGAGACGCTTATTGTTACTGTTCCCGGGGATAACACGATAAATGATCTTGAATGTATATCTCGCTTGATACGCACCACGAACATATTTCCTAACCATAAATGTCCCCTGTGGCGTGGACAATGACATCCCCTCTGCATCATCCGGGACATAAGTGAAGTTGATGACCCCCACGGGCTTATCTGGCCAAGTATTGAGCCAGGAAAGCAATGATCTTGAAATAGATTCCTGCTCTTTGTTTGATATCTTTTGTGCCATAGACACCTCATCCAAAGGACTTTTTATAAGACTCTAACCATCGTTGCATAAACTCACCCTTTGCCGGTTCAATCCAATGCGGTTGTGCAGAGGACCTTGTAAATACCAAAGCCTTGCCGGACGCAACCTTTTTGACCCCAGTGCGAGACCTCCAAGTCCCATCTGGGAGGCGAAAGCCAGAAGCCCCCGTTTGAGGGTCTACGTAAACAACACCCTCCCAAAGATAATGAGCATAAGGCTCTGGATAGATAATTTCATCATCTAAAACCCTTGTTCGTGCGGCCAGAGAACCATTCAGCCAGGGAAGAAATTTACTTTCTGTATCTTTCGCCACTTTCTTTGTGAGTTCTTTGTTCGCTCTATCAAGTTTCGCTTTGATCTTGTCGATATCAATATCAACATGAATAACGACACTTGCCATTATGCGCCACCAACTTCCCAATGCTGCATCGAAGGGGAACCAAAATCTTTTGCATCCACTTTGGTAATCCTGTGGACATTATCGTAAATCCGATTCATCCACTGAAAGTCCTTCCCTTGCTCAACGATTTCTCCCTTAACAAAGAAAGTAGTTGAGCTTTGCATAGAATCCGTGTCAAGGGTCCACAAATTGCTTTTATCTTCGGCAGCTTCATATTGCTTCGGAGTAGCGAACTTTTTGGGCGCGCCCGTAATTCCATCAATAGCGTCCACATTAAATGGAATAAATAGGTTGACGACGTCTGCACCTTCCAACCCACTTTCTCTCACATTGGCGGCATGTGCGGCATCAAAGAACACCCCCCGCAAAATGGTAATGTTATAAACAGATTCGAAAGTGACTTCATCTTCTGTTATTGTGTAAACAGTTATAGAATGTGGGGCGTACACGGAAAGCACCTCCCGCCGCGATAAAGCAAGCCAGTTCTTCCAAGATACCTGGATACGATGGACGACATCTCCTCTGTGGAATTCTTCGCTAATTCTGCCGAACTTCGGTAACTCACAGAGTAACTGCCAACCGTCTCACTGGACTTCTCTCCCGTTTCGCTCAGAACTGCTTCTTGCGCTTTCTCAATAACCTTGTACTGTTCAGCAAGAGCGCAGCAAGCATCTTGGAGGGCCGGAAGAGAGGCATTTTCTGCCGCTCTCCCGACTGTGATATAATCCAGATATTCACTCGCCCGCTTTGCAAGCATTGGGAATTCAGATTCTGGAATCAACTTCCCAAGGTAGGTTTCTTTATAGTATGTATAGTCCGCATATACCATAGGAAACCTCCTTTATTTTCCTTTCTTATAAGTTGCTTTAGGTTGGGAATCAAACGTAGCACCCTTGAAATTGAATGTCACAACGCTGTTCTCATCCACTAAAACCTCGAAAGTATCATCTTTCGTAACACGGAAAATAATATCTGCATCAAAAGGAATGTCTTGTTTGGTCGGAGACCCGTTCTTTTTGAATGTCATATTAGTTCCGGTTTTAGTTAGGTGGAACGGGAAGTAATATCCGCTGTCCTCTCCAGGAACATCACTAAATTCCGTATAGCCGGTCACATAGTGAAATGTACCAACCACGGAACCATCTTCCTTAACTTTCAAATCATCGCCCACAAGCTCTGAGACTTGTTTCCCCAATAGGGTCTGACTGCTGGGGAATAGCGTTAAGATGTCAGACCCGATCATTCCCCCGCCGGTTCGTAAATAGCAAAAGGGAATGCATTCTCATTTCCAGCATTATAGGCGTTAATCGGATTCGGGATTTCCCAACCCAGCCGCATGACAGCGCGAAGGGCCACCATGTCGTTCTGCATCAGGTTGTACAGAATATTACCAGTGGTGGGGTCCTGAACAATGCCGCTGTCAAACACCTTAAACGTAATGTCCTGGCGAATCGAATAGACCAGCTGGCTCCAGTCACCCACGATAGCAAGGGATTCCTCCGGGTCATAAGCGCCGTTTACGGGGAAGTACATGCTCATGCCATCCAGCGCGTAGCGGGTATCGCCCTGCATATCAGTCTTAAAGATAGGCTGACCATTCTTGTCCACCAGGCCGCGCAGTTTGGCACGCATCTGGATAGCAGCCATTACGCCGTTGGGGATATAACCGCTTTCCTCCACTTTCGCGATCACGCCACCCTCGCCCATGATATCTTTGAAAATATCGCTGGTAGCCGTTACAACAGCATTTGCAGTAGTTGCAGAGGGGACAAGGCCATCTCTCCACGAAGTAGGCTTGTTGGTCCCATACAGAATAGCCTTATCAATAACTTTGCCAAATGCCTCTGACAGTCTGGGACGAACTTCACCCCAAATGTCATAGGTGCTATCATCAAGAACTGCTTCCGGAATGGGAACAATAACCGCAATCTCCTCAGCATGAATCTTCTTCTGATCCCACGCCATGTTAGTCACATTCTTAAGGGAAGCTTTGGAATCAGCCGTTCCGGAAGTTGCCTCGCCATTTACGAAGTAAGCCGTAGGCAGTGCGTCAAGCACATTCAAAACCTGTGTCTTGCTGGACATGTTAGGAAGCCGACGAGCCATCCGCAGCACAGCCGATTCAGCTACAGCCCCTTGAATGATCTCGCGGGTTACAGGTTCCGGGATAAGTCCGGATAATTTGCTTCTGTCAATGATATTAACTGGCATTTACAATCTCCTCTCATTTTAATGCACCGCGCAGCAATGCATTCATCACGTCATTTTCACTCGTTTTTTTAGACCCATCTCCAACCGGAGCAGTCCAATCAAATGTTGTTTTTTTCCTGTCAGCAGTCAACGAATCTACTGCTTGCTCAAACGTCGTTTTGTCATCTACCATTTTTAGGGCCTTAAAGGCAATAAATTCGGCCTCTTCCCCACTCAAACCCTTTTTAAGTACATACAAATCTCTTTTGAGTTGGTCTCTTTCGTTTTCTGCTGCGGTCAGTTTCCCGGAAAGAGCCTCTCTCTCCCCGGTCAACCGTTCCCACTTATCCTTTTCAGACTGCTGATTTTCTTTCCATGTACGGAACGCATTTAACTCAGCTTCATCCGGGATACCCTTTGTTGCCTTTGCTACCGCTCTTGCTTTTTCTTTACTGATAAGCGCGTCAACTTCGGCCTGAGTAAAGGTCACCTCACCACCTGTCCCCGGTGTCGGGTCCTGTACAACAGGATTGTTAATAGGTTCAGCCATTTTACAAACCTCCGTTTTTTGTTTTTGGCCCGTCGGCCACCGTTTAACGCCCGTCGGCATAAAAAACGAGCCATTAACTACCAAATATGGTAGTCAATGGCTCAATGGCTCTCGATCAGTTATATTTAATTTCTCCAGACCAATTACATCTGGTCCCATCTTGTCTTTTTTGTTTGCACACAACATATACGCCGCGTGCCCCATGCTTTACTGGATGAATTTTCTTCCCGCAATTTGGGCAACAAAACCATGTTTTCCCGTTTATTTCTTTAATCAATATGTAACCGCCGCCCTTTCGTATTGTGTCGGAAGTCCAGCTTTCTCGCTGAACGCATCATAATATTTCCGAAGCCTTTTAATTCGAATATTTACAGCTTGCGCATCCTCTGACAGCGCCGCAGCTTCATACGCCTTGGCCTCTCTTCGTAGTTTCCTGAGTGTTCTTTCCACTCTCCGCTGCTCCTGACTTGCTTCATATTGATTATATTCTTTCCCCTGATAAACGAAGGGCGGTTTATCTATCTTCTTTAGGTCCTCGTCTGTATAGGTCCGATAAGATACCCCTTCTATATACGGATAATATCTGTGGTAGCAATTCCAACCTCCGAGACCGGCACCCTGTCCAAAACCTGTTGTCAACTCAAAGTCTTTATACTTTCCTTTTGAGGTTTTCGGCTTCTTTGACCAACGATATACTTTCCCTTGCCATGACGCATGGTTCTCAATCCCATACCCGGTGTTTCTTGCACCTGCATGAGCTGTTACCTCTACGAGATCGGTCTCCAAGTCATCTTGCAATGTTTCCATATAAACTGTATTCATTCGGTTTATGCTTGACATTACCGCCCGCCGGACGGACACGTCTACTTGATCTCTATGTCCACTTTCCCAGTCAACCGTTTTTAGGCCGCTGTCCGCCAGACCTTTCACAGCTTTCCTAATAGCCGAGTTATAATCAATCGCACCAGACATAATCTCAAGTTCCGCCTGGTCTAACGCCCATTGATATGCCTCCAACGCAGACATGACTTTTTGGGAATTGCTCATCCCAACAAACCCCATCGAACGAGTGATGTTCCTATATTCTGAAAGAGCTTGCTTTCTAATCGCCTCAACATCCACGTCGTTAATCATTAACTTTGGCGTTGTAATCGCTGCGATTGTCAACATTTCCTTCGCATAATTTTGATATCTTGAAATTACATCATCAAGTAGTTTATTTAACTCTTTCTCTCCAATCTCAGTTACAGAAGATATTGCTTCTTCAATTTTTTTGAGATCAATGCCATGGCTCCTTAATGCCCTGATTGCCTCAACTGTTACCTCATTAAGTTCTCCTGCTTTTTTTAGCCTCTTGCATATTTCAATAAGGAGTGTATCTTCGAGCCCCCTAAACAGCTCTGCGAGCGGTTCTGGCATCGAATCTAAGACTTCTGGAGTGAAAGGATATCTTGGCATTACTCGACCTCGTTTTGATCTTCTGTAACCATATCTTCCATTTTAGGCAGCATCCTCTTCGCCGTTTCATCGTCCTCGTTCAACCATTTTGCGCGGAATTCCCAATCATTCAGGATCCCTGCATTGAGTAATTGCATATCCCGTGAAAAGTCAGTTTGCTCATCCTCAATGATACTGTCATCAAAGTCAATGGATATTTCGACGTCCTCATTCACCCCAGCTCCCATCGCAACATTACCCAAACGAAGAATAATACGGCACAACTCAACAAGCACTTGCTCCAAAATGATTTCATGCTTTTTTATATTTCGAAAAAGCGTGCTGTTTTCACTTATTACCTGTGTTGCCGTAGATATATTCCCCTGATCAAACCTGTAATGGCTTTCTCCAAATCCACATTTACTCGAAAGCAAATTGAGTTGGTCTTGAATACCAGTGTTATGTTCTTGGGTGCGGAGTGTCATATCGATAGGAGTAATGACTGCCCCATCCTGGATGTCCTCTGGAAGCACATAAAACACAAGATCGTCACTGTCAAAGACCGGTTCTCCGTCCAGATATTCCGTCGCCGACGGTTTGACCATAATTCTCTTTTTCCCAAGGGCAAACTCATTAACATAGCTGTCATAAGCAATATCTACGCCCTTGAGCACATCAATGGAATTTGCAAATACGGAAATTCCCAATGGAACGTTTTCGTTATAGTTGTTAGAGATATTAGGACGATCGATAACGAACTGCCGCCGATCCGAGTTTGTATGTACTACCGGTGGAACTTTCTCAAAGCCAGAAACGCTTGTCAACGAAACTTCGGATTCTACATTATTGTTTCGATATCGGTATATCCGGTTCTCAATGTCATACATCCCGTTTGCTTTATGATGTATCTGTAGATAGCAGTAATCCTCTCCGTTGTCGGTAACGATACTGTCAAAAGCACACTCAGTAATAATTCCATTCTGCCACGCCAATGGCCAGATGTGCTCCACGGTCACATAGTCCATCACAATTCCATCTGCGCTGTTTGGAATCGGCCCAGCTTCATCTACTTTCATGCCCACAACACGTGGGATAATTGCAACTGTTCCCAAAGCGAAAGCCTTTTCCTGCATCTCATTGGATTTGACCAGAAAATTATTTTCCTCAAATACACTGTTAACAAATTCCTGCTCTTTTGTTCCCTCAAGGGTTATTTGCACCTTCTCATTCATCAAGAGGTTTGCCCAATCCTCTGGGATTTTCTTGCCCATATTGAGGGTATACCGCTTGCAGCGGACAACGCTTGTACCGTTTCGGACCTTGTACTTGTGGAACCCTTTTACATCTCCGACATACCAAGACTTCCACTCCTGCACCTTCGTATAAAACTCTTCTGATACTGTGGAGTAACCAAGTTGTTTCAGTTTTTCGATAATATTCAAGCAGTTACCCCCATTCTCATAAATGCGCGTTCAAAGGCATACCTTGTTGCGGACAAAATGTGGTCATTCCTGTCTGGATATCCGCTGATAAATTCACCGTCTTTGTCGCGTTCATATTCATAATTCACAAACTCCTGGTATGCATTAGGTGTTCTATGGCGGTCAATCACTATTTTCCTTTTTTGGAGCCACTTAAACCCATAGTCCACGCTTCCAGGCCCTTTCATTGCTGATTGTGCAGGAAGTCCGAACGCTCTTAAATCCGCCACGCTTTTAGGCTCTGCACTGTCGCATGTGATATAAGCGTCTGTGTATTTCTTCCCCTTTATCCAGTCTGCAAGATTCTCGTTAGGCCATTTATTCACATATAGTTCGTCCAGCAAATAAATAGTTTCTCGGCTCCTGTCGTAATGAGCGCGGATAAAGGCGAGTTGATCTGGGAACCACCCGAAGTCCACACCTTGATAAATCCGGTCAAAATGAGAAATTTCCTCGTCTGTTATTTTCCGCAGTTCCAAATTCTCAAATACATTTCCACCGGTGCCCACTGCTTCGCCCAGATATTCATGTCGATATGCCCGCTCATCTGTGGATTTTAAATGCTCAGCTTCCGACAGGAATTGCGACCCAAGCCATTCTGGCGGCGCTTCCAGGTATGTGCTCTTGTGACACAGCCTATCCGGCCTTTCTTCCAGACTATCTTTGTTCGCCCAATTATCACGGCTGATGGGCGGATTATAGCTCTCGAAATTCCAGAACTTTGATCCACCACGCATGGTAGATTGCAGAATGTTTCGAATTTCGGCCCTGCCCGCAAACTGGTCCTTCTCCTCGAAATGCGTTACGGCGATATAGCCAAACGGGACCTTAATAGACTTGATTTTCATGGGGTCATCAGCGCCCCGGAACATAATTTTCTGCCCTGTAGGGCGATAAATCAACTCCATGGGCTGGACCTTTGCTTCCCAATACGGGGCCATGCCAAGTTCTCCGATAGCCCATAGGTACTGTGCATATACGCTATCTCGGATAGTGTTTGCCACCTTGCGAAGTACCAAAGCATGGGTATTCTTATTGGCCAGCAGAATGAGCGGCACCAACAGGGACACGCAGGAGGATTTGAGCGACCCACGCCCCCCGGACAGGTCATAGTGGGTATGTCCATGTTGGAACACGTCGCGGGCCAGCAGGTGGAATGCAGGACCAATAACGGAAGACAGACGAATTTCAGACATCTATGACCACCTTGACTTCCATATTTCCCTCTGCATTCTCGGGTGGCTTATCCCGCCATCTACCTGGCCTTCTGTTTTTTAACCAAAAGATTTGCGCTGTAGTGTCCCCAGCAAGCGCCCTTTTCAGCAAGGCATTTTCTACCTCGTAGTCCACGACTTCCTTGCCTTTTTTTAAGGTCTCACGGATATCACTGTATAACTTCTTCCACTCGTACAGTGTTTTCGCAGTAATTCCCATATTGTGAGCTATCTGCTCATCCGTGAGCCCATCCCGGGCCCATCCTTTCAGCAACAAAAGCCCATCTGGTTCCAGCCATTTTTGATACTTGCCTTTTGCCACAATGGGCTCACCACCTTATCATTATTGTATATTCTGGTGGTCCGCCCTGGAATCGAACCAGGATGTCCCCGGTTATGAGCCGGGCGCTCTGACCATTTGAGATAGCGGACCAGATACCCCTTGCGGGGTGTGCTGGGAGCAAGGTTTATATCTCCATGTTTGGATACACGCTTTCCCATACTTTCATGTGATAAATGTTTACTTCTCCGTAATTGGCGTCGAAAATTTTTCTCACACCGTATCCCATCCGCTCACTTGCCTTTTTTAACTTTCTCCAATCAAAGTCCTTATGGGACCGTCCATTCATGCGAGCAACTCTTTTGATGGAGTACCATTCTTTGCTCCGGTCCAGTTCGGCCTCCAGTGATTTTCTCCTGTCCTGTTCCTCTTTCAGTACAGTACACAGCCGGATCATAATATCCGGATTCATGATTGCCGCCTCCAGGGTTTCAGGGGTCATGTAGGCTCCGTTCTTGCGAATGGAGGGAATTACCTCGGAGGTAATCCACCGCTTAAACCTCTTTGCCCCAGGAAGTTTGCTGGAGAGTACCAGGGAATACAGACCGCTCTCGTTGATGACGGGAACAGTCTGCTTCCCTCCGGGGGTGAGGATTTCACTCACCCCTTTATCTTCATCATCAACATGGTTGCGAACGGCCTCTTGTGGGTTTTTATACCCCAGCGCCGTTGCCACATCTTTCCCGACAAACCACGGTTCTCCATTTGCCTCTACGGTCCGAATCTTCCCAAACTCGGGATTGTTAAAAATCATCAGTTCGTTCACTTGAGAGTTCTCCTTTCATATATTTAAGAAAGGTGGCGGGAGCATACTCCGCCATGCGTTTCCTCTCAAATTGTTAGATGCATCGCCTCAGCCCTCATGCGGACGGGGCGGCAGATATACCCCTTTCGGGGTATGTCGGGGGTTTTGTCAGGCTTCCCGAAGGCCTGTTTGTAATTCTGCGCGCACCTTCACTTAAATTGTCTGCGTCTCCAACCGCAGGTTTCAGTGAAATGGAGAATGGTGCGTGCTTAAGTTTGCTTCGCGGCCGCAAAGCAATTTGCCGATTCGATAGAAGCACAATCTCCTTCCATCAAATTTCCCCAGCTGGGAATGGTCACCCGTTTTGGAGTTGCACCGAAATCCGCTCTGGCCGGGTGATAGGGAGGCGAGAACAAGGCTCGCGCTCCCAAAGAAAAAGGAGGTACGCCCGATATTGAGACCGCCTCGGAGCCGGGCGAAGGAGGAAGAAAATCTTCTGTTTTATACATAGCGAGAAAGAAAATAAATTTTCTTTCTCGCGTATATGTATAAAACCATTTCCTGCTTAAATTATATCGCAGCCCTCCATTTCGGTCAAATTGTTAGACGATCTTAACACTTTGTTTACAATTCAGTTTTGTTTCTGTGTACGTAATTCCAACTGCATACGCCGCCCATACATCGGAAGAGAACCCATAGAACCAATCTGGGTTCTTTTTCGTCCCCTTCCCGTTTTTCAGATCATGGGTTGCAAATCGGTCAATCAGTGCGCGGCGGATATTGGCATCCTTGGCCCTGCTGTCATGGCAGAGATGGAGTTTTTCATCCTGGCGGTATATGTAGTCCACTGGCTTCTGTGCTGCTTGCGTGAATCTCCCCACCCATTCGCAGGTTTCAAAAACATTGCGTCCAACCGGCATGCCATAGCTTGCCAAACGCTCAATGACTACAAAATCATACGCCTCCAACTGGAGAACCAAAAGGACCTCGGCATTTTCTGCTTTGGCAAACCGCAGCGGACGTAGACCCTCGCTGTCTATGAAGCAATAGGCGCTCTGCTTGTCCCCTGGGTCAATCGCTAAGATTTTCATTTGTTGCCCTCATGTTGTCAAATATCCTCATCAAGGTCGTAGTGGTTAAACAACCACCGCAGAACTTCCACTAACCCGTCTTTATCAAAGTCGTAATGGTCAAGCAGCCAACACAGAGCCTTCGCTAACTCGTCTTTTGTGACGCTACTGAGTCTCTCCATATATGCCACCTGTTCAATGGCAAGTCTCCTTGTTTTGAAGGGGATGCTATCATCGTTCATCTTTGTTTTTACGATACTTACCGCCTGACTAAGAGAGACATTGAAAGTCGGAAAAAGGATTTTACTGCTCATGCTGTCCGCCCTCCCCGTCGTGG